TGTCTTTCCCCTAATTTCCACGCGCGATCCACCGTACAAACTAGCTTGGCTTGCCCACATTGGCGGCTCACTTCTCTCGCCTATAGACCAAGCGACTGACTCACTGGCGTACAGGGCGTGTGCTGCCCCGTGTGCCACGCAACTGCCAACACTCCCTTGGTTACTCACCTCGAAAGGACTGCCGTATCTGGCCCTGTGTGCTGCGTCCATTGCCCTCCACAGAAACGTGTCTTGAGGCTCGGCCTTTTCCATAGCATCAGGTGCTGCCTGTGAGAAGGTGGGGTTCGGCAGCGACTGAGCAAACTCCGCTGCACCCTGCGGGTCAGGCTCGTATCCAAATTGCAGTACGCCCACACCACCAGTGCTACTCTGCTCTATGGTTAAGAGTAGCATTATGCCCAGCAGCAACGCGACCACATAGACTATTGATTCATTCGACAACCGCACTGGCTGACCTCGCTATGTCTCGATAAGCTTTAACCCACTTGTCTCTTGCCGCTGGTGTCAACTCCCCACCATCGTTACCTACTTGCTCATCGAGATAAGAAGCAACCTTCTGCCTGAGCAATGGATACTTCTCTCCGAGACTCACGCCCTTACATAAGAACTCCCTCGTCCTTGTTCGCATTTGATCTAGTGCCACGCCTGTTGTTAGCAGTGGCTCACTCTGCATACCGTCCCACTCAATCACATCTGCTATCTCGCTAGCCATCGCAGCAACAATCGCACAATCCACTGCCGCATCTGGCCCGTCGAAAGAACCAGACAAATCAATAGCCACTGGTACGTTAGGCTTAGGTGCAGGCTGTACCTCTGGCTTCTGGTTCAACCAGAATGCCAAGGCTCCAAGTGCTAACGCTATGGCTATGCGTATATTCATTCGGTACTTCCTGCTGTCAGTGCCAACGCGAGGATGTTAATCGCATCACGCTGATCATCCTCAAGCATCTCTGTATCATTCAGTCTTATCTGTACTATTTGCAGGGCAGCTACGGATTCTATGTAGCCTGTTTCGTCAACGATGACAGGCTGTGGCTCCGATGGCAGCGCATCTAGATCGAGGATCGGGGCTGTCTCCCTCTTCTTTGAGGGCCATACTAGACTCAGGATTGCAGCACAAATGAGTGCGTACACTATCATCTCTCACCTCGGATCATGGGTAGTAAGACTTCAATTGCTCCGCTTGACAGGCTCAGGCACAGGCTTCTAGCTGCTGGCCTAAGCACCCACCACACTGGCTTCAAGAATATTGGAACGCATGCGTCCGCGAGTGTGTCGAAGAGCATGGCTGCACACTCCATCGATATCTTCTTGCGCTCCGACCCGCCGACCGACAATGCATCGCATGCCGCAACAGCAACCTTTAGGCCAGCGACTGAGAGTTCACTGAACTCTGCGATAGTCAGGCCATCTGCCGACTTCTCTTTGGCAAGCTTGATATATGTTTTGATCTGGGCTGACAGTCCAACCTGATCGCTCGCTACTCGGAATGGTGTTTTACTAATCTGCATTTTGTAGTACTCCCATGACTGTCCTGTTAATGGGAGACCCGGATGGATTTTCTGCATGCTCCCATATAGATTCTGCTGTTCGTTCTGGGTCTATACTCAGGGCATCACACATCTCTCGGAATGATATGATGCTGCGGGTTCCAGCTATCCACTCACGCTTCACACGCTTGTCCACTATCTGATCCTTTAGGCGTATAGACCTACGACTTAGGGCAGACAGGGTCTGTGCTAATAACGCCCCGCACAGGGACTGATAGGCCGCTGCAATCTCAAACCCGCTTCGCTCGCTTAGTTCCTCGTCGATCAACGCCTCTCTTTTTTCTTCTATCAATCTCTCTGGTGAGATAGAACTGTGCTTTCTCAAGGTCTGTTGTGGATTCGGGGTGCTTGATATCGCATCTGAGTACATACTTCACCACGTTCCCAAGATTAAAATTTAGTTGCTCAGTGATATCGATCACTTCTAATCCCTCCAACCATGTGTAATGGTCAGGGTGATTCACCTCGTCTGACATCTTCCCGTCCCTTCATTCTTTCTACTGGTAACACTGGGTCATCTATTCCATACATCATGTTGCCCATCACTTTTAACTCTGTGCTGTCTACGTGAATCACACTGCCATCCTTGAATAAATGTACGACCCACACTGTGTTGATC